CGGCTTACTATGGCAAGTAATTGTTTTAGTATTGCAGCAAACGGGTTTGAGAGTAACATCTTTGACACCAACTTCTTAGGAGGTGAGGACAATGCGAAGAATAGTGTTACGGGGTCCGCTTGCTATGGGGGAGACCGATCCATAAACAGCCACTGTGGTGTTTTTGGAGGTCAAACCGGGGAATCGACAGACTGCATAGCAGTGTCCGATCTTCCTCAGAGGTCAGACTATTTGGCCCCTATCTGCGGATTAAGCTTTGCGCTGGCCGCGGGTAGTAATTTGAACGATTTGATTTTGGATGATGCGGTACGCCGCTCCACAAACGTTCACAACGAACAAATTGTAAATAAAAAACAATTTAGTGGCCTACCTGCGGGAGGTTACATTTCGAATGGTAACGGAAATTTTTCGTACCATAATGCTATTTCTAGTCCTCACTGGGATGATGGCAAGAACTCTAGGGAATCTAGAAGTTTAGGAGCTTACTCTTTCGACGATTTGTGTGATGATTTTCCACACGATGGAGCATATGATTGCCTAACCTGCGGAGGGAGATGTTTGAGAAGTTTTTACCAGCACGATAAAATGAACTCGTTCAAGACATGGAGATTGTACATGCGTTTGGTTGACATATATGAGAATGTCAGGGATTGTTCATTGATAGATTTCTTATCCTCGTTGAAGAAGAACAAAATCCCCTTGTGGTATTTGGAAAAATGGCTAAATGGCTCCCCATTTTTCCCGCATCTAATGAAACAGACATTAGATCAGAATGAAATAATTTTCTTGAGAACTCATACTTTGAGGAATTCGATGATATGCGAAATAGAGTTCCCAGATGGTATACCATTTGGTAGGAAAAAGAAAAGACCTGGTGGAGAATATGTGTGGGTATATCTTGAACAGCTAGACAACCTGTGGAAAAGCACCAAAGTTCCGAGACAAACTATAAACGACCAGAGGTTCCATGATCGATACACACTATTCTCTTTAAATAAAACATTGTATGCGCTAGATATCAGTTTAAAACATGATGAAGAATTCATGGACAAGGTAGACTCCATGCCTGAACCACGAGTTGATTATACAGCAAATCAACACGAAAGAGGAACATTGGAGAGACCAACCCTAACTGTGTATAATGAAAATGTTAGTTGTAGTTTCTGTTGTCGTATTGGCCATGAAGAAATGTTCTGTTTTGAAAAAGATCTCCATAACTCCATTTCATACGGGGAGAAAAATTCCAGATCAATCTATGATTATCTAGACGAAGATGATTATGTTAGCAATACCGTCAACAATGATCCATGTTTTATGCCTGACCCAGAAATAAAACCATCTGAAGCAATAAAAATAATACTAGATAATGTCCCTGAAGCTTCAAAAGATGATGAAATGTACAACTGTTGGTTTCCAGATGATCCATCAAAGAGATACAGTGTGCCCAAAAGCATGAAACAAAAATTTTTTGATGCTCGTAATGGTTATTGCACGAAAAATCAGACCATGAAAGAAGTCCTTTCTACAATGCTCACTGTTGATGAACTGCCTTATAACCATACGATAGAAAAAGGAATATACAAGGGGATGAATGTAGAAGAAATTTTGACCAAGAGAAATGCACCATTGGACGATGAATTGGTGGAAGAATTTGACAAATTAATACAGAGTAAGCCTAAAGTTCTGAAGGGAAAATTTGACGATGAGGAATTGGATGCCCTAAATCATGTTAGGGATGAGATGATACACATAATGGGAAAATTACCTGAAATACAGAATTTTAGTGTTCCTTCGTTTGAAGGGGTGGCTTCTGCAAGTATTCTAGCAACTTTATCTGCTGCTGTAGGTTTGAATTTTGGTCCTTCTGTCGTTATTGCAGTATGTTCCTATTTGGCCGCCTCTGTTGATTCAAAAAATTTACCCACAAAAATGTTGAAAGGTTTGAAAGAAATGTTGACTGCAAAGATGAACCTTAACGGGTACCTTAAGGAGGTTCAAGAGTGGCGTTTTTCCAGTCATATTGAAAGTCCAAAGATGGATTGTCGTGCAATAAATGATCGTGGCGAATTGAAATTGAAAAATGCACGTTTAGCTAAATTTGAAGTGACCACTGAACTAAAACCAAGGAATATGGCGGGAAGAATGTTCATTAAATTAAACTCCTTATGCGGAAAATATGGTTATAAGACCAAGAAAAACTTGGGTTTGAAAACTGTTTCGTTGGAGATCGCATCTCAGAGTGTTGCTCCTATAGTTACAAGCACAGTAATGCCCCATAATATGGCTAGAGACAGGATAGAGAAAGCAGCTAGAACAATACAGGGAATAAATTATGATAAGGACAGAATATTAACTGAAGACGATATGATTGCTAATACGGTAACATTTGATTCTGTGTTAATTGGAAAGCATAGAAAAAATATCCCATATAAGAGGAGAAGGAGGGTTTGTCGTGGATTTAGAGTTGGTGAACTGGAAATTGCGAAGTGCCCCAAACTGCCAGACCTGAAGGATAAATCCTATATAAAGCTGAAATCAAAAGTGAAGGTTGAGCCAAACAAGAGACCTGTTTTATCCACTCAATTGTTGACCAAGTTTCCATTCAAGAAATTTGTAGCTGATCCTTCGGATACGAAAACTTTGATATGTGGTTTAAGAAAACGCATCATGTGCAAACCGCCACCATTTAATGCTGAAAAATTGAAGAGGTTGAAAGAATTCAACATGATGGTCATGAGGGAATTGCTGAAACCCATCCAGAGAATTGAGGACGTTTCGTTCAAAGCTTGGGCTGAAAACACTAATTATTCAGGTGTTAGAAAAATTGACCTATACAAGAAATACATGGAAATAGACAACAAACACAAGTTGGGATACAGACGTGTTCATGGCTTTGTGAAGGATGAAGATTATGATGACCCCAAGTTGCCTAGAGGGATATATTCTAGGATGGATGAAATTAAATGTATTTTTGGACCCTATGTCAAGTTGATGGAAACTGCAGTGTATGCTTTACCATACTTCATCAAGCATATACCTGTTGCTGAAAGACCGCAATACATGTTTGATTATCTTTATAAGGCTGGGTGCAAGTATGCTTCCACGGACTATATTTCATTCGAATCTCTGTTTGGTGT